GCCGCCGGCCGCGGCCTGGCCAATGAACTGCTGCCGTCGCTGGTTGACACCTCGCAGGCGATGGTCGACCTTATCCGCGAAGGCAATGGCGCGCTGGCTATCCTGCGCGGCATCGCCGGGATTGGAAAGATTCCGTTCGACATCGTGCTCGGATCGTCCAAAGCCGACCTGTCAGTCGACAAGCAGGTAGCCGACCTCAAAGGCAAGCTAGTGCGGCTCGAGGATGCGGACAAGACATACGGCGGCGGCTTGGTCAGTAAGCTGCTGTATGGCGACAAAGAACAGCGCGCCCGCGACGCAGAGGTGCTGCGCAACCAGATCGGCGCGCTGGAAAAGTTCAAGGACAAGATAGAAACCAGGCCGGAGGCAAAAGACACGCGCGAGCGTGGCGGATTGCCGACCAAGGAAGATAAGCCCAAGAGAACAGGCGGAGGCGGCGGCGCCGCAAAGATCGACGAAGCAGAGCGCCTGATCGCCTCGCTCAACGAGCAGATCGCGCTCAAGAACGTCGACGCGGAATCGACCGACAAGATGACCGCCGCCGAGCAGCAGCGGGCGCGCGTGCTGTACCAGATCGACGCGGGAACGCTCAAGGTCACGGCCAGCCAGCGCGGGAAGATTGCCGCGCTGCTCGACGAGGCAGTGGCGCTTGACAAGACGCTGCAGGCACAGAAGGAATTCGCCGACGGCGTCAAGCGCCTCGACGAAGCCAACGCCAAGGCGCGCCAGTCGCTGATCGAGCAGGCGGAGGCCGCCAGGGAGTCCGCAGCGACCTACGGGCTGACCGCGACGGCCATCAATTCCACCGTCGAGGCGCGCCTCGATGAGGCGATCGCGCTGGCCAACGCGAACGGTGCCTATCCCGATCAAATCGCTTACCTCGAGGAAGAACTGGCGCTGCGCCAGAAGCTGACCAGCGCTCTGGAAGAAAACGACCTGGCGCGCCTGCTGGCCAACACGAAAACCGCGAAAGACGCGAAATCCGCCGCCGAACTGGCGACCCTCGACCGAGCGCTGGCCGCCGGAAAGATCAGCAAGACGCAGTATGAGGAAGCCACTGCCGGCATCAAGCAGGACCTTGACGAAATGGGCGAATTCGCCAAGCAGGCGGCACGGAACATGCAGGACGCTTTCGCCGACTTCTTCCTGAACTTCAACAAGGGCACCGACGACATCCTGGCCAACTTCCTGAGCGCCATCCAGAAGATGATCGCGCAGGCGGCAAGCGCACAACTGCTCAAACTGCTGTTCGGCGACATGGACAAGACCGGGAATGTCGGCGGACTGATCGGCGACGGACTGAAAAGCATCGCAGGTTCGTTCGACTGGAAAAGTATCTTCGGCCTTGGCGCTTCCGCCGCTGGCGGCGCCAGCATTTACACCTGGGCCAACGGCGGCATCATGACCAGCGCCGGGCCGCTGCCGCTCCACTCCTACGCCTCCGGCGGCATCGCCAGCCGTCCGCAGCTTGCGCTTTTCGGCGAGGGCCGCACGCCGGAGGCGTATGTCCCGCTACCGGACGGCCGGCGCATCCCGGTGCACATGCAGGGCGGTGGCGAAAATCGCGCGATCGTCATCAATGTCAACTCTGGCAGCGGCGATCCCGCCGAGATTCGCCGCGCCGCGGCTTCCGGCGCCCGCGCCGCGCTCGGCGTCATGAATGGGGCGCGCCGCTATGGCTGATTTCCTCGAAGAGCGCCTATCCGACCTCATCCGCTACGGCTCGAGCTGGCAAGACGATTTCGCCGTCGACATCGTTCGTTCATCCGCCGGCGACGAATACCGGAGCCTGATTCATCCGTACCCGGTCCGGTCATTCGACATCTCCTACATGCTCGACTCCGCGCGCCTGTGGACCGAGCTGGTCAACGTCTACCACCGCGCCCACGGGCAGTTTGCCGGATTCCGCGCGCGCTGCTTCGACGAATACAGCACGAACGGCTACAAGGGCGCGCCGACGGCTTTTGACCAGCCGACACTGGTTTTGACAGCGACCACCCGCCAATTGATCAAGCGCTACGGCACCGACAAGACCGCCGGCGCATCCGGCTACTCCTATCGCAAGCTGAAAAAGCCCGTATCCGGGACCGTCGTCGTCGCCAAGAACGGCACGCCGCTGGCCGGCGGCGCCTTCTCGGTCGATACCACCACCGGCATCGTTACCGTTTCCGGCGCCCTGATCACCGACACCATCACCGCCGGCTGCGAATTCGATTTCCCGGTACGCTTCGCCACCGCGCTGCCTGTCGGCCAGGACTATCCTGGCTGGCGTCCGGTCGAAGGCGTCAAGCTGGTGGAGATTCTCAACCCGTGAAGCCCGCTGTCGCGCCCTACGAGTCGTCCGCCACCTGCGTGCGCATCGAATGCGTCAACGGCACCGTCGTGCGCATTACCGACTACCCGTTCGATCTCACGATGTCCAACGCGACGGTCTATGAGACAGACTACGGTTACAGCCCGACTGCGCTGTCAGGGTCGACAACATTCGCATCGTCGGCCATCGACATCGAGGGGATTGCCGCCGTCGGCGGGCTGACGCGCGACCAGGTCGCTTCCGGCGTGTTCGACAATGCGCGCGTCTTCATCTTCCGCACGAACTACTTCTCGCCGGTCGAGGATTACGAACCGGTCGCATCCGGGTTTTTCGGCAAAACCGAGATGGAGGACGAGCACTACCGCATCGAGGGCATGTCACTGATCGATGCCCTGAGCCAGTCGGTCGGGAAGTCCTACACGGCGGCGTGTTCACGCACCTTCGGCGATGCTGGGTGCGGTATCAACCTTGCCGCCATCGATGCCGTCGGAGCGATCACCTCGGTGACATCGGCGCGGGTGTTCACGGATTCTTCCCGCACAGAGGCTGCCGATTGGTTCGGCGCCGGCACCATCGAATTCACCAGCGGCCAGAATGTCGGCCTGCGCCCGCTTGAGATCAAGTCTTTCGCGTCTGGTGGAGTCATCACGACTTTTGAGCCGGCTTACTACGTGCCGCAGATCGGCGACACATTCCTCATTACGCCGGGCTGCAGGCGCCGGCTGCAGGATTGCCGAGACAAGTACGCGAACACCATCAACTTCTTCGGATTCACGAACATACCGGCGCCATCGGCCTACACCGAAATAGGGGGCCGCACATCATGACACCGCAAGAGCGATTCGTCGCAGCAGCCCGCGCCGCTATCGGTACGCCATTCCGGCACCAGGGGCGGTCACTGGCTCGCGGCCTGGACTGCGCCGGGCTGCTCATTCATGCCGCCCGCGAGGCCGGTTATGCGCCGGTCGACGTCGAGGCGTATGCCAGGCGCCCGTCCGGCGGCCTGCTGGAATCCGCCATCGGACAGCAGGACTTTCTGGTGCAGGTCTATGACCGGAAGCCCGGCGACATCCTTTTGATGCGCTTCTCTGGCGACCCGCAGCACCTTTCCATCTTCGCCGGAGAGACGATCATTCACGCCTGGGCTATGTCGCGGAAGATTTGCGAGCATCGTTTCACGCCCGAATGGCGTGCCCGTACCGTCGCCACATTCCGCTTGGAGGGCGCCCAATGAGCAGTTTCGGCCAAGCGGCAGGGATGGTTGTTGGCGGGGTCATCGGCTTTTTTGCCGGTGGCAACGTCATGCTCGGCGCGTCCATCGGCGGCGCCATCGGCGGCTACATCGATCCACCGAAGGGCCCGAAGATAGAAGGGCCACGCCTCTCAGACCTGTCTGTACAGACCGGAACGTATGGCGCCCCGATTCCGCGTGTCTACGGTACGGTCGGGCTATCAGGTAACGTGATTTGGGTGCAGAACGGAAAAATCAAGGAGACATCGAAAACCGAGTCGCAGGGCGGCAAGGGCGGAGGCGGCGGCGCGGAAACGACGACCTACAGCTACTCCGTAACTTGCGCCATTGGCATTTGTCAGGGGCCGATTGCCGGGCTTCGCCGTATCTGGTGTGCAAATCAACTGGTCTTTGATGCCGGAGCCACGACAGCCGAAGAAATGGCCGCAAACGTCGTTGATGTCATGTGGACAGGTATACAAACGGCGAAATCTGGCGATATTGAAATGGCCGCTACTGGCGGCATGCCGTATACGCTCTACTACGGCACCGACGACCAATTACCCGACCCGACCATACAGGCCGATCTCGGCGTTGCCAACACGCCGGCATGGCGCGGGCTGGCTTACGTCGTACTGCA